GCAATGGAGCCCGGAACGACAAGCTCAACACTTGGCTTTGATCTACCGTGGCTTATTGGCGCGCGCGACAGCGCACTCCCGAAAGCCGCATCGTTTGCTAAAGAAAAAGGCATACTCGATCTCAAGGCAAAACCAAAAGACGTCAAATCATATATGGGCAACCCGAATATAAACCAGCTAGTCGACGACCAATGGGTTGACCAAGCTAGTTTATATAAAGAGATTTTGAACTCACAGGGTAAACCCGGCGCTGATAGATATGTAATGGGCTTACTGCAATCGTATATGGCTAAGTGATGATGTCTTTAACTTCATTTACCACTTCGTCAATCATCTCGACAATTTCGTCTGGAAGATCTTCTTGGCTTTCCCATAGCATCATAACAACGGCCTCAACGCTGCGGCGTATGGCTTCTAATTCGCTTTCCATGTGCACACCCTCCATTTTAGTGCATAATACAGATGAACTTGTTAACACAACCGCAACCGCGTTGCAAGAAGGGCCACACGATGGACTATGACATGAACAATATGGCCTCTGAGCTCGAGGCAGAACTGAACCCGGCCCAGATGGATGAGGTTGAGCTCCAGGGGATTGTCGCCCGCGAGATCGAAGACGCAATCGACTACATAGACAATTACATCAGCCCCGACCGGGCGCTAGCTACGGAATACTACCGGGGCGAGCCGTTTGGAAACGAGGAAGAGGGCCGCAGCCAAGTCGTCAGCATGGACGTACGGGATACCGTACAGGCCATCATGCCGTCGCTGATGCGCGTGTTCCACGGATCTGACGAGAGTGTGTCCTACATCCCGACCGGCCCCGAGGACGTCGAGAACGCGCAGCAAGCGACAGACTATGCTAACTTTGTGCTAAACCGCGACAACAACGGCTTCCTAGTTATGCACAGCGCGTTCAAGGACGCGCTAATCCGCAAGGTGGGCATCATCAAGTGTTTCTGGGAGGACAAGACCGAAGTCGAAACTTTCCACATGACTGGCCTCGACGACGCGGCATTATCGGCACTCGCAGCCGAGCCTGACGCTGAAATCACTGTGCAGTCGTCTGAGACTGTCGGCGAGCCGCAGATCGATCCGCAGACTGGCCAATTTATTATGCCGCCGCTGATCCATGACGTCACAGTCGAATATGTGCGCCCAGATGGACGCGTGCAAGTTGAGGCTGTTCCGCCGGAAGAGTTTCTGATTTCGCGGAATGCCAAATCGATTTCTGATGCGTCGTATGTCGGCCACCGCCGAATTATTACGGTGTCTGAGCTTGTGGCTATGGGCTACGCCGAAGAGGACGTGGAGGGTCTAGCATCTGCGCACGACGACATGAGTATGAACGTGGAGCGACGCACGCGAAACTCAGCTTTGACAAACGAAATGAACGCCCGGAGCGACGACGCCATGCGCAAGGTCGCATATGTCGAAAGTTACGTCCGCGTCGATCACGACGGAGACGGAATTGCTGAACTACGCAAGATCTGCACGGCCGGCGACGGCAATAAAGTTCTGCGAAACGACGCAGTCGAAATGTCTCCTTTCTGCTCGTTTTGCCCCGAGCCCGAGGCCCATGACTTTTTTGGGCTTTCCGTTGCCGAGGTGGTAATGGATATTCAGCGCATAAAGTCAAACGTGATGCGCAACACCCTCGACAGTTTGGCAATGTCAATCCACCCGCGCATCGCCGTTACCGAGGGTATGGTGAATTTAGACGACGCAATGTCGACCGAGGTTGGATCGATCATCCGGCAGCGCAGCGCGGGGCAGATCCAAGTCTTGTCAATGCCGTTTGTTGGTCAGCAGGCGTTCCCAGTCTTGCAATATATGGACGAGATCAAGGAGGCGCGCACAGGCGTATCTAAGGCGTCAATGGGTTTAGACGCAGCAGCGCTCCAAAGTTCCACTGCCGGCGCTGTGAACGCCACTGTGTCGGCCGCACAGCAGCACATCGAGCTGATCGCGCGCATCTTCGCCGAGACTGGCATGAAAGACCTATTCAAGATTATGTTGCAGCTTATCACAACGCACCAAGATCAGGCCCGCATGGTCCGCCTGCGCAATAAATTTGTGCAGATCGACCCACGCGCTTGGGACGCCAAGATGGACGTTTCCGTAAATGTCGCATTAGGCCGTGGAACTGACACCGAGCGCATGATGATGATGCGCCAGATCGGAGAGATGCAGAAGGAAGCCATGGCGACGATGGGCCAGCAAAACCCGCTCACCGACATCGGCAAACTGTCCAACACGCTCAAGTCGATGACCGAGCTGGCGGGCTTCAAGGACACGTCGCAGTTCTGGAGCGACCCGGCCGACTTTAAACCGCCGCCACCAGACAACAAGCCAGACATCAACGAGCAATTAATCCAAGTGCAAATCCAGCAGATACAAGCGGACATGCAGAAGAAAGCAGCCGAGCTTCAATTGAAGCGCGAGGCGATGCTCATGGAGGATGACCGGAAGCGAGACGAGCTCGAGGCCGACCTATATGTCCGCGCCGAGGAGATGCAGGCTAAGCACGGCACGCAGCTCAACGTCGAAAAGATCCGCTCCGAAATGGCTATCAATCGCGAAGTATTGCGCGGGCAGGTTGACGTGATCAGGGAGGGTACGCGTGAAGACTAAACAGCAAATAATCGAGGACGGGCACCAAGCTGCCCGCCTCCTTAACGACACCGACTTGAGCCGATTTATGGACGAGGTCGAACAGAATTGTTGGGCGGAGTTTAAGGCAACTGCGGCCAGCGACAGGGACAGTCGGGAGGCTGTTTATATGCAACTGCGCGGCGTTGAGATGGTTCGCCAGACGCTGCGTGCAATGGTGGATAATGGCTCTATTGAAAACAAGTCAAAATAGAGGCATAATAGGAGAGTAAGCTATGACGGAAAGCAACACCCCAAATGGGATTGGTTTGTCACAAGCACAAAATGCAATCAGCGCCATGATGGCACCCTCGCAAGAGGATAATGCTCCAGAGGCTGATGCGCTACAGGCTGAAGACGCGGAAATCGTGGACGAGGCCGAAATGCTGGATGACGCGGCTGAGGAACAATCCTTAGAAGCAGAGGACAGCGATCTTGACGGCGATGAATACGAGGACGAGGACCAAAACCAATCTCAAGATTTTGACATCATGGCGACTACAGTCGACGTGGATGGCGAAGAGATCACGGTCGAGGGGCTCAAAAGCGGATTTCTGAGGCAGAGAGATTACACCCGCAAGACGCAGGCGCTGTCCGAGGAGCGAAATGCTTTTACTGGGCAGGTTGCTGAGTTGGACCGGGAACGTGCACAATACGCTGAGTTGCTGCCGCAAATCGCACAGCAGATCCAGCAATCGGTAGAGGCCGAGCCAGACTGGGATAGCCTGTATGATACAGACCCCGCTTTGGCCGCGAAGGCTGAACGACAGTGGCGAAAGCAGTTAGGGCAGAAGCAAACGCAGATGCAAGCTGTACAGCAAGAGCAGGCGAGGATGCAGGAGTTGCAGCAACAACGTATGCAACAAGCAAAAACGCAGTTCGTGGAACAGCAGAGGGACGTGCTCCCGGATCTGATCCCCGAATGGAGAGACGCAAAGGTGGCCGCAGAGGAAGCGGGTCAAATACGCGAATTTCTACTTACATCCGGCTTTAATGAGCAGGACATTGTCGAAATGAATAGCGCAATGGTCGTTAAGATGGCCAGACTGGCAATGCTGCAATCTCGTGGAGCAACTCGAGCTGACAAGGCTAAAGCTAAGCCGAAAGCAGCGAAGGGCGGCAAGACGCTACGGGCAGGGTCACGCGGCACGCAACCGAAGCCGACGAACAGTGCACGAGAAGCGCAACAGCGCGTAAAGCAAACCGGCCGCGTCAATGACGCCGCAGCCGCCATCAAAGCCTTATTGTAGGAGAATTATACAATGGCAATCGTAGGCAATACATTCACTTCATTCAGCGCGAAAGGTATTCGCGAAGAATTATCGAACATAATCAGTAACATAAGTCCAGAAGACGTGCCGCTGCAATCTAACATCGGATCAGAAAATGTGTCTAACACATATTTTGAGTGGCAGACTGACAGCTTGGCAGCCGCCAGCACTACAGCCGTCCTCGACGGTGACGACGTTGCGTCTTTCGACGCCACTGCCGCCACCACGCGCGTAGGCAACTACACGCAGATCAGCCGTCGTACTCTGATCGTTGCCGATAACCTTGCAAATCAAGACCTTGCAGGCCGCAACGACGAAGTTAGCTTTCAGATGGCTAAGCGCGGTAAGGAGCTCAAGCGCGACATCGAAGCCGTTCTGTGCGCCAACAACGCTAAAGTGGCTGGCAACACCACCACTGCACGCGAGACTGCGGGCCTTGGCGCGTGGGTCACTACCAACTCCAACAAAGCTGGCGACGGTACAGATCCAACTGCGGCCGACGGTTCCGACGCTCGCAACGACGGCACACAGCGCGACTTGACTGAGGCAATGGTAAAAGACGCCATGCAACAGGCATTCGTCGAAGGCGGCACCCCGTCGCTCTTGATGGTTGGTCCGTTCAACAAGACTGTTGTATCTGGTTTTGCCGGTATCGCCGCACAGCGCTACCAAGCACCATCAGACAGCCCGACCACAATCATCGGCGCGGCTGACGTCTATCTATCTGATTTTGGTACACTTTCTGTGGTGCCAAACCGCTTCCAACGTGAAAGGGACGCCTTCTTGCTGGACCCAGAGTACGCATCAGTATGCTACCTGCGCCCAATCCAAGCGGTAGATCTTGCCAAGACAGGCGACGCAGAGAAGAAGATGATCATTGCTGAGTATGGCTTGAAAGTCTCCAACGAAGCCGCCCACGCTGGCGTGTTCGATCTGAACGTAAGCTAATAAAGATGGGGCGGCTCCGGTCGCCCCAACTGCCTTGGAGGGAAACATGAAAAGATTATTCAGCCACGACGAGGCCACGGGCATTACGAAATATTGGCACGTCACCGGCGAGGGGCAATTTGTCGTTGAAACTGTGCAGCGGGCCGAAGCCATAGTGGACGCCAACAAGCGCGCGTTTAACGACGCGGACCAGCGGTGGGGCGAAAATTTGAATAGGGTGGCCTCGATCCCCCTTTCAGTGTATTATGACTTGAAGCGCAAGGGCATCGCAGACGATCCTGGCCGCATGAAAAAATGGATGAACGACCCAGACAACCGGGCGTTTAGGACAAGAGGCGGAACGCTGTGAGCATCACGACATACGCAGAGTTGAAGACGGCCATTGGCGAATTTTTAGACCGTGACGACTTAACTGCAATTATCCCAACTTTTATATCGTTTGCCGAGGCGCGCATCGCGCGTGACTTGAGCCATTGGAAGCAGGAAAAGCGCGTTACCACAGACATCAATCAGCGCTATGAAGATCTTCCCACTGACTGGATTAGCATCAGCCAAGTGCAGCACACTGACGGGGGCGTGATCTCGTCATCGTCATCATCCGAAATGGCGGGCTTCCGGGCTAAGAGCATCACGTCGGCAAAGCCGAGAAACTGGCGGCTGACCGCAAATCAAATGGAATTTTACCCGGCTCCAGACGCGGTGTATAATATTACGATGTTGTACAAGGCGCGCGTGCCGGCGCTTTCTGACACCGAAACAAACAACTGGCTTCTGATATACGCTCCAGATGTTGTCATGTACGCTGCGCTAATGCAGTCTGCTCCGTATCTAGGTGACGACGGGAGGCTACCTGTTTGGGGCGGGCTATATCAATCTGGCGTTGAGGCTCTAAATAGCGAGAGCGATCAGGCCAGAGTTTCCGGACCACTCAGCATGAGGATACCTAGTTAATGGCTGACAATACTTGGACCCAGACCGCCGGCATGACCAGCGATACCGGCACTGACAATCTCCAAACATATTCCGAGCAGGCTCTAGCTTCTAAAAACTCCGCTGCCGATAGTGCCGCGACCGCCACAACTAAGGCCGACACCGCTACAACTAAAGCGTCTGAGGCATCTACCTCCGAGACTAATGCTGCGACGTCTGCGTCTACCGCTACGACTAAGGCGTCTGAGGCGTCTACCTCTGCGACGAATGCCGCGACTTCTGCGTCTACCGCTACAACTAAAGCGTCTGAGGCATCTACCTCTGCGACTAATGCCGCGACTTCTGCGTCTACCGCTACAACTAAAGCGTCTGAGGCATCTACCTCTGCGACTAATGCCGCGACTTCTGCGTCCACTTCTACGACTAAGGCGTCTGAGGCATCTACCTCTGCGTCTGGAGCGTCGACTTCCGCCTCCACTGCTACGACTAAGGCGTCTGAGGCATCTACCTCTGCGACTAATGCTGCGACGTCTGCGTCTACCGCTACAACTAAAGCGTCTGAGGCATCTACCTCCGAGACGAATGCTGCGACGTCTGCGTCTACCGCTACGACTAAGGCGTCTGAGGCATCTACCTCTGCGACTAATGCTGCGACTTCTGCGTCTACCGCGACGACTAAGGCGTCTGAGGCATCTACTTCTGCGGCGAATGCCGCGAGTTCTGCCACCAACGCGGCGACATCAGAAACTAATGCTGCTACTGCCGAGACTAACGCACAAACCGCTGAGACGAATGCAGAAACAGCCGAGACGAATGCCGCAACTTCTGCGTCTACCGCTACGACTAAGGCGTCTGAGGCATCTACCTCTGAGACGAATGCTGCGACGTCTGCGTCTACCGCTACGACTAAGGCGTCTGAGGCGTCTACCTCTGCGACGAATGCCGCGACTTCTGCGTCTACCGCTACAACTAAAGCGTCTGAGGCATCTACCTCTGCGACTAATGCTGCGACTTCTGCGTCTACCGCTACAACTAAAGCGTCTGAGGCATCTACCTCTGCGACTAATGCTGCGACTTCTGCGTCTACCGCGACGACTAAGGCGTCTGAGGCGTCTACCTCTGCGACGAATGCCGCGAGTTCTGCGTCTACCGCGACGACTAAAGCCTCAGAGGCGTCTACTAGCGCCACCAACGCGGCAAGCTCTGCCTCCGCCTCAGCCTCGTCAGCGACAGCAGCACAGACCGCTGAGACGAATGCAGAAACAGCCGAAACGAATGCAGGTGTTTCTGCATCGACCGCGACAACTAAAGCCTCAGAGGCGTCTACCAGCGCTTCCGCTGCCGCCACTTCAGCCTCCACCGCGACGGCGTCAAAAGATGCCGCTTTAGCTGCGTTGGATAGCTTTGATGACAGATATTTAGGTCAAAAGTCTGCCGACGTAACTGTTGACAATGACGGCGACGCTTTGGTGGCTGGGGCGCTTTACTTCAACACGACGACTGACGCCATGATGGTCTATGAGGGCAGTTCTTGGGTGGCTGCTTACGCTTCTCTGTCGGGCGCTCTGATTGCAGCCAGCAACCTCTCTGACTTGGCGAATGCCTCAGCGGCTCGGACAAATCTTGGACTTGCAATAGGGACTAACGTGCAGGCATATTCCGCTGTCCTGGCCGCCACTACCGCGTCATATACAACAGCGCGCAATGCTAAGCTCTCCGGTATCGAGACAAGCGCGACCGCCGATCAAACAGCAGCGGAAATCAGGACCGCGGTTGAGGCGGCCACAGACAGTAATGTCTTCACTGACGCTGACCATTCTAAACTAAACGCGATCGAGACAAGCGCGACCGCCGATCAAACAGCAGCGGAAATCAGGACCGCGGTTGAGGCGGCTACAGACAGTAATGTCTTCACTGACGCTGACCATTCTAAACTAAACGCGATCGAGACAAGCGCGACCGCCGATCAAACAGCAGCGCAGCTACTTACTGCTATTAAGACTGTGGATGGTGCAGGCTCTGGACTAGACGCTGACTTACTGGATGGTAATCACGCAAGTGCGTTTTTACAGTCCTATACTGAGGCAGATACGCTTGCAACTGTCACGGGTCGTGGTGCAACTACAACGTCTACCGTTGTTATAAACTCTAATAACACAGCCCTACAGGGTTTATCCGTAGGTGAGGCATTTACCAACTATGATGGGTGGCACGGGCAAATAAATCTTCACGGCACAGGTCACGCACGGTATACAATTAAAACTAGTAATGTTCGCATGGGAATGTATGCACACGACTCTTGGCATAATATCTCTGGCTCAACGCAAAATGGTCATCTTGGCACATATACAAATCACGGGGTAGGCTTTGTAGTCAACGCCACTTTAAAAATGGCTTTAAATACCTCTGGCAATCTAGGTATAAATGTTTCTGCTCCTACGGAAAAACTTGATGTGGGTGGTAATATTAAAGTATCAGGCACAGTAGATGGACGTGACGTAGCAGCAGACGGTACAAAGCTAGATACGATAGCCACCAGTGCGAACAACTACAGCTTCCCTTATACTGTTTCTACCAGCGCAGGGAACAGCACAGTCGTTCAGCGAGACGCTAGTGGTCACATTTTTGGAAATTGGATTAACGCCACAGGGACTTTCGCTACTAGTGCCAATTCTTCTGGAATGGGTAGGTTTACTGGTACAAATGGGGCTGATGCTTGGGGACGCTCTTACACAGCGGCGGCGGCTCGCACACTCTTAAACGTAGCTGACGGTGCTAACAACTACAGCCTACCAGCAGCTCCGTCTGTTACTCATTTAAATGTAGCTGATAAAATTAATCACACTGGCGACACTGATACTTACTTCCAGTTTCACGGCGCTAACCTTGCTCGTATGTTTCTTGCTGGTGCAGAGGTTCAGGAATGGGGCAGTGGCTACACCTCATTTAACGATAATGTACAAATAAGGATAGGAACTGGCTCAGACTTCCGTATACAATTTAACGGCGCTGATACTGTTTTCCGTAACTATGCTCATGCTAATGGAGATGTGTATTTCCAAGGCGAAGGCTCAGATGGCGCAAACGAAAACGCCTTGGCGTTAGATTTTAGTGGCACAGCCTCTTATGTGCGACTGTTTCAAAACGATGCAGAGAAGCTCCGCACTACATCTGGCGGGGCCGCTGCAATGGGGCTGTTTATTGGCGGTTTAACCACTAACCCACATAACGCTGGCGCTTTGGAAGTTGGTGCTGCTAATAACGAAAAGATTGTGCTATCAGGCTCAGCTGACCCATTCATTCGCTTCCAAGAAGGCACCACTGATAAGGCTTACATGCAGTGGAATAGTAGTGATGGCTTTCTTCAATTCCGCAACCAAGAGTCTGGAGGCTTTAGGTTCAGAGGAGCCGCCACAACTACGGCAGTCCAACTATTACTTGAAGCTAGTGATGGCGATATTTACGGCTCTGTCTATGCTGATCACAGTAATAATATTGGTTTCTTAGACGATGATAATCATTGGATGTATCGTGCTACAACTGACAGTCATCATGAATGGCGCATAAACAACGGCGTTGAAATGAGCCTCACTACATCAACGCTAGACATGAAGGGCAACACGATTACTGAGGTTGAGGACATTGGCCTGAGAGATAGTCTTTACCACGATGGCGATACAGACACTTACATGCAGTTTCACGCATCGGATCAGTGGCGTGTTGTAACTGGTGGTGCTGAACGTCTTGAGGTTAATAACTCACAAATCACCTCTACTGAGCCTATCCATGCGCCCAGCTTTCATGGTGATGGTTCTAGTTTGACAGGTGTGGGTGGTTCCACAACAGCAGGTGCTATAGGGACTTACTGTTGGGCCAGGAATACTGGAAGTGCAACAACCGCATCTACAGGTACAGGTTCGTCATTTAACTTTGGCACTACTTATGCAGGGACGGGATTGTTTCCAGCGGGCTTTAGTGGCGAAGCTGCGGGGAATTTTGGAAATGCGTACTTCTACAATTATACCAGCGGCGTCGCCGTAGGTTCCAACTCCAACTCCGCTTTATCCGGCACATGGCGCTGTATGGGGCAAACCTCCATATCTTCCCCCTATTATGATGAAGTTCCCGTCACACTTTTCGTAAGGATTTCATAATGAGCATCACAGTCACAGAAGTCCGCAATGCGGCATCACTCCAAGCTGACAATCTTCGCATGGAAGTAGAGATTAACCACCCACAATACGGTTGGATACCTTACGGTCTTAATCCATCCGACACGGACACGACCATAGACAACGATGCGGTCATGGCTTTGATTGGGAGTAACTTCACAGCATATGTAGCACCCACACAGGCGGAGTTAGATGCAGCCGAGGCCGCGT